TTGCTCCACTTCTTACGTACGGTAATATGTCATCTGAAACATCTGTTTTTGACCCGACATCGCCAAAGAACAAATTTGTTGACGACGTGCCTGCTGAATTTGTGCAAGACTTCGCGGAAGACTATATATCTCAAGCATCTCCTAAAACCATAAGAGCAATGCAAGAGTTTGTGCAGTCTGACGAAGTTGTTCCTTACTATGTAGACGTAAGCACAAGTGGCCCAATGAGATCTGGCATAAAGGTGGACACACAGCCACGTAATAAAATTAGTGCTATGCCTATAAACGATTTAAGTGATGAAGCCGCAGAGCTTCTTGACGATCTTAAAAAAGTTAGAGGCCAGATAAACAATTTACGAGCAAGAGGCGGTAGCCCTAATCGCATACAGCAACTTTACTATGAAGAAGAAGCATTGCGTTTAGAGATTGCCGAGGCAGGTATTCCAGACGTTCATATGTCTACGCCAGTATTAATAAGAGATACGAAGCCTGCAAAATTTAATAGGGACATGATACCTTCTGACGGTATTGTTAAAGCTTTATCGCGTGCGATTATTGATGCTGACGACAAAACAACAGGTATCAATAATGCTGCAAACATTCTTGATAGTATGCAAGGTTCTTACAGCCCAAGGCAGATGCTCGATACTCTCTCTGAAGCAGCAGGCGGTGAAGACAAGCTAAAAACAATTATGCGTGACTTGGGGTACACAAGCTTAAATATTAGTGGTGAAAAAACAATGTTGAGCGATGTGGATGTGCGAGATATACGTGCGCCGTTGTTTGACGAGCCAGAAATGGCCTTCAATGATAACATGCCAAGCGATCCAGTAGCCCATTACGTTGATGGTATGGAGGTTGCTAACGATGGTGGAGACCAAGCGTTCGACCAAGTTTTACAGTCTTTAGAAATCGCAGGTATGCCAAAGAAAGCAACAGACATACTTGCCAAGGTTAAGCGCGGCAAAGAGATTACGCCAAACGAAGGCCGAGAACTACGGCGCGTAACAAAGTTTGGCCTAGCGCGGAACAATGCGCAGCGGTTAGCTCGTGCAGGTATGCGTACCCTTGCAGAGTTCTTTGAGCCGAGCGATGCGGGAGCAGGCCACTTCGAAAGGTACGCCTTGCGTACTGGTCAATTCTTGGGGCCATTGCAACGTATGCTCATTAAGCTGCCCGATAGCGGCAGCGGTATGAAGCGTTGGTTACGAAACGGTTTAGGTGAAATGATGTATGCTTATAACCTTGGTGAGAACCTTGGTTCTATGCTTCGTATTCCTCCCCCCACAAGAAAAGAACCTATAACAAGCCATCTGCAAATTCTAAACGCACTTAGGAATGAGCAGCAGGTAAATACGCTTACATCACAGCAGCGAGAAATATACGAGTACATGCGTACCTATTTCAAAGACGCACGGGATAGATTAGTTTCTGCTGGCTATGACGTTGGAAACATTAAGAAAAACTACGTACCCCAAGTTTGGCGTCGTGATCTTATCGAAGCTGACCGAGAAGGTTTTGTCGAAATACTTTCTAGATACTTTACCGCAGAACATGCACAACGCGGTGCAGTTCTTGAGCAGCAGCAAGCAAGATTAAAAGCAGAAGGTGTGGCTGACAGACTGATACACGAAGACGGCGTATGGACAGGCGATGCGCACGCCTTTAATCGGGGCGGCGAGCGTGGCGTAGATCATGTAGACTATCAGCGTTTGATTAGACTTGATGAGCAATGGGCTACAAGATTTACAGATATGCGTGACCCAGCCAATAACTTATCTAAGTTCCTAGAGAACGACTTAATGATAATAGGCTCTAAGTACGCAGATAGTGTTGAGCAACGTATCGACATAGCGCAAAAGTTTGGTGTCGGCGGGTTCGGTTATTTCGATTATCTCGCTATTATGAACGGTGGTCTGGATGCTATTTCTAAACTGTTGCGTTCAGATAAAGTATTACGAAAAGACTATAAACTTTTTGTAGACCCATCGAACACTAAGGATGAAGTTGCAGGTGAGGGCGCACACGCAATCTGGAGATCGGCTATATTCATGGCCCCAATCCAAAAAGGTGGGCCAGAAGGTCAAATGATTGCAAAAGAACGGGCAGAAAAGTTTGCTCGCATGGCACACAACGGATCAACCGAAGATGAAATATTCGAAGAAATTATGTCTATGGTTGAGCCTGACGGTCAGAACAGTGGTGGCGAGCAGATGCGAAAGAACTTTTCGTTCCGTGCTCGTGCAATCGCAAGCGCACTGGTAGACACAAAAGGTTTGGATGAAAACTTCATGCCTCAGTCTCATATGGTTGAGGAAGCTGACAACCTATATAAAGCTGTAGCTCGCAAGCCAGTCTACAATGCGAGTTTTGAAAAGCATTTAGAGAAGCCGTCATCATGGCTACGTTCATTCAACAGCGTGACGCTCTTGCCGTTCGTAACATTGTCATCTCTTGGCGACGTAATGCTCCCTCTAATTAGGAGTGGCAGCTTACGTGCATCAACCGAAGCGTATCGCAAGTGGATGGTAGATCCAGATGTCGGCCCTGCTTATCGAGAAATGATACGCAACGTTGGTGCTTCAACACAAAACATTGTGCAAGAGCGCATGTCCCGTGCGTTCGGCATGGACACAACGCGTTTTTCCGCAGGGTTCTTTACAGCTATCGGTTTGACAGACTGGACAAATACCATGCGGGATATATCCGCAGCAGTATCGTACGAATGGTTTAAATCACAGCAAGAGATAGCGGTACGCAAGCCAAACACAAAGGCAGGGCGTCAAGCTCGGCGGGTGCTGGATGAGTACGGACTTAAAGATTTGTACACACAACCAGGAATGAACATCGAGCGCATCTTGCGTAGTGGATCTTCTGCTGACGTAGATCAGATGTACTACCAAGTTGCAGGCGCAATGCACAGGTTCGCAAACGAAACTATCTTTACACCAAACCCACTAGACATTCCTTTGTGGGCGCAGTCACCAATAGGTCAGATGATTTTCCAACTTAAGTCATTCCCACTTATGATGACGCGTATGGGCTTCAAGGTTTACAAAGAGGCAAAGGATCACAAGAACTTCTATCCACTGTTGTATATGGCAGGTGCGCCAATATTGGGCGCAGGCGTTGTCGGTGCAAAAGACGTTGTGCAAGGACGCGGTGGTGAAGAGAACAGATCCTTTGCATTACGTGACCGAAAAGCAGAGTTCCTAGAAGATTACGGAATTAGTGACGACGAAGGAATTGCACTAGCCCTTGGTTGGTATCGTGATGGCTTGATGCAAATGGGTGGCCTCGGTCTGATCGGTTCACTTATGTACGACACCGCATCACAATTAGATAATGGTGCTTACGGTGCGCAACGTATAACAGAAATGTTGCTAGGCCCATCACTCGGCGTACTGCATGATGCGCAGACTATCTTAGCAGGTGGAGTGCAAGCAGGTGAAAATGCGATTTTGGGAGAGGGGTCTAACGGCAAACCACGTGCAGCAGTGCGAGAGGTTGTTAGCCGTATACCTGTCATCGGTCAGACAAGTGGCGTACGAGAGACTATCGTTGATACTCTCGCAGGTAAGAAAGGCGACTAATCAAAAGGGCGAGGGTCGATTTGTTCAATCGGAACCTCGTCTAAATGCGCTTGTTGCTCTTTCAAATAAAAAACTGCACGAGATAAAATCGCTCTCGTCTCTGGTGTCTTTGACTGCCGTATTGCTTGCATAAGCAAGTCAAGGCTAGTCTCGACTGGGTTTCTCTCTGGCGTCATGTTCAAGCTCCCTTTCAGTAGCTTCCCACCCTGCTCCGATGTACCCTGCAATATCTACCCAGCTATCGAGCTTGAATGGGCTTGTTGTCATACGCGATAACTTCACAGCTATCATCACCATACTAACGTGATGGCACTGAACTTTCGTCCCATCCTTTAGAATAGGGCGCAGTAGCACCGTCATTACCTCTGCTATGTCTCTAAAGTTGTCGTAAGGCTCTCCGTAATCTTGGTTACGATCAGCATTTATTAGACGTATCGCCTCCTTCAGAGGCACATCTCTAGTCTTTTCCATCGACTTTAAACCTTGCGTACCCCATGCGTATCGCTTCAACCTCAAGCTCTGCTGACCTGCACTTCATATCAACAAGTCGCTCTCGCTCGTGACGAAGTTTAGTCTTCGCTCTATGTGCGTCGTCGGTAGTCTTATCGACAAGAGCTTCAAGTCTTTCTGCAACGCTTTCGATCTCTGCTTCTTTTTTTATTATGTCCGTTCGAACTGTTTTTAATTGATCTAGTATATCCATTGCTAAACCTTTGGCTCTGGTTGGAATTGCTCGTACTTATCGCAAGGATCTACAACCTCCTTGTTGGTAAGCTTGCACGTCCAACCTCCGTTTTGATTTGCGAACGAGTGTTTGCAAAAGTGGCAGGCAGGCGTAAGGTTAGCCTCTTGGCTCCAACAGCTTTCCCTTTTGAAGCACGACTTGCATCGCCAATCATTAGGGACAGAAGC